TGGGTAGAGCAAAAACAACAGGATACACAAAACTAGGAAACTTAGAAATACCAAAAGATTATTTCAAGATGGAAAAAAACGAAAAAAGAACTTTGAATATTTTGATTATGGAGGAAATTCTTGAAATACTGGAATTCAAATTACCATCCTATATTGACAAATATGAACAATTGAATGAGATATTGGAAACCAGCATTGAAGCAAATAACAAGTTAGAAATTTATGAAGTATCAGCTTGTCTAACGGATATTCAAAATCTTTTAAATGAATCGTAAGATAGAACAATACATCAATAAAAATTATGATGAATTATTGACTATCAGCTTCAAGTTAACGGATGGTCATCAGGACCATCAAGATTTATTACAGGAATGTTTAATTCAATTATATGAGGGGAAAGAAATTATATTAAAAGGATATACCAACGAAGAGATTAAGTATTATATTGTTGCAGTATTAAAAAGAAATTGGTTCTCAAAAACCAGCAGATTCCACTATAGATTTAGAAAACAACTCCCAACAACTTCCATTGAATCGGTACCAGAACTTATAAATATTGTAGATGATGAGGAATTAGTATACACAAAAAATCAACTTTTTGATATAATTGAAGAAAGCTTCAGCGATCTTAACTGGTTTCATAAAAGCATAATGAGTTTATATTTATCTATGGGGAGTCTAAAGAAAGTATCCAATCATACCGGTATTCCATTATCAAGCGTTGGTGGATATATTAAAGAAATAAGAACAGAATTAAAAGAATCTATATATATGAAAATTGAAGATAAACGTGAATTGGGATGTGGATGCAAAGGAAATGCGCAGCCAACACCACAACCAACTCCAACATCAGTAAAAACAAATTAATATGCAAACAGAAACATTTATGCCGGCAAAGAAAAAACCTTGCCATACTTGTAAAAAGAAAGCACCAGTAACAAAATTGGAACAACCAATTGAAACTGAATACATTCCAACATTAGCTGATATTAAATTGGCTTATGTAGAATTGGGTAATAAATCATTAACCCAAGATAAAAAGGATTTTATAAATAAAGTTTATAACTTCTTATTTCAAGAAGATTTTGATTTTGGATGCGGAGATTGTGCAAACAAACAAGCTCGCAAATTCAGAAACTATCTTATTGATAAATTAAAAATTAACCTATAATGGCCAAAGCAGGAAGAAAAACCGATGAACTTGAGTTTGAATCAAGAATGTCACGAGTATTTGAAATGATGTTGTATGAACATTTGGGATACAATGAATTTGCAGAGAAAGCAGCCAAAGAATTTGGGATGACCGTTAGACGAGCAGAAGATCTATGGGCTGAAGCAAGAAAACGATTGAAGGAAAGATTTACACAGAATCACGAAGAAATATTGGAAAACCATCTCAATCAGTTATATGATTTATTAAAAAGATGTAGAGATGAAAAGAATAAAAGAGTTGAAAGGGAAGTTCTTGCTGATATTGCTAAAATTCAATCATTGGAAAGTACAAAGAAAGTTGACATAACTTCAAATGGACAAACCATAAACCTGAACATAATTTTAGACAACGATTAATATTTTTTTTAATATTGAGCCGGTAAAAAGTCGTTTTTGACTATGGTAATAGATATAAACCCAACAAAGAAACAGAAACAATGTTTCAAAGTTTTATTAGATAATAAGACTAATGTTATAATTTTCGGGGGTGCGGCGGGTGGAGGCAAGAGCTGGCTTGGCTGTGTTTGGATAACTACGCTTTGTTTAAAATATCCTGGCATCAGATGTCTAATAGGAAGAACCGTATTGGCAACATTAAAGACAACAACATTAAACACATTGTTTGAAGTCTTATCAATGATGCAATTAAAATCGGGCGAACATTATAACTTTAATGGTCAGTCTAACATATTGACATTCAGCAACAAAAGCGAAATTCTATTTAAAGATTTGGAGGACCGACCTGGCGATGCGAATAAAGATTCTTTGGGTTCATTGGAGTGCACAGCAATTTTCGTAGATGAGGCCTCGCAGATAAGTTCATTAACATTTGCAGTATTAAAATCGCGTATCAGATATAAATTAACTGAATATAATTTAATTCCAAAGATATTGTTAACGATGAACCCATCAAACAATTGGATTAAGAAAGATTTTTATTTACCATATGTTCAAGAATCATTACCTACAAATATAAGTTTTATACCTTCATTAGCATATGACAACCCATTTTTACCCGAGTCATATATACAAATGCTAAGTGAATTACCATTAGCACAAAAGAAACGTTTGCTGGATGGAGATTGGAACTACTTAGATTCAAGTAATAGTTTATTTGATTTTGAATCCATATCTCGTGCAGTTTATAGACAAACACCAAACCCACAAGATAAATCAATTATAACAGCCGACGTAGCAAGATTTGGTGATGATAGAACTGTTTTCATTGTATGGAAAGGATTATGTGTGGTTGATATAGCCATATACAGAAAATACTCAACAACTCAATTATTCACTGAGATTCAATCACTTATGAAAGCACATGGGGTCCATCCCAATAATGTAATTGTGGATTCAGACGGAATTGGGGGTGGTTTGGCTGACTTGGTTAGAGCAACAAACTTTGTTAACAATAGCAAGGCTCTTCACGACCAAAACTTTATCAACTTAAAAAGCCAGTGCTATTTTAAATTAGCAGATTACTTTAAGGAAGGTAAAATATCACTTAACTCAATGGACCCATCTACAGTTGATGACCTAACACAAGAACTATTAGCCATAACAATAAAAGATGTTGATAAGGATTCCAAAATGGGTGTAGCATCCAAAGATGAGATGAAACGCATATTAGGTAAGTCGCCCGATATTAGCGATGCTATTATGATGAGAATGTTACCCGAAATAAAGAACTTTAAAGCCACTGGTAGATATGCTTTGGGTATAGTTGGATAAAATATATATATATATATATGATTAAATTTAAATTTTTAACCGGTTATTATGTGCAAGGACCGATTAATTTGGGGATTATAAGTGCAAACCCAGAACGTGCATTAGAAAAGTATAAAACATATTTGATAAAAAAATATTTGCAAAATATATGATTACATTCCAAATAGAAGAAAAAGAATATATCTTACCAGATTTTCTATCCATAGAAAATTATGTCAAGGTCTACAAAGTGAAAGATTTACTTGATGACAATTATTATCAAGCGAAATTAATTCAAACAATAACCGGAGCAGATTTATCTGATGTATTGGATACATCCCATCACCAGATCAATTTTATTACCAATCATTTGACTCAATTGTTTCCTGATACAAAATATCCATTCATTGACAAATTTGTCCTTAATGGGGTGGAATATGGATTTATACCAAGTTGGAAGAATATGTCATTCGCAGAGTTTGTGGACTTGGATACCTTGTTAACCAAGACACCATTTGATATTATGAATAACCTTCATATTATTTGCGCAATAATGTATAGACCAATTATTTCCAAAAAGTCAGAACACAATTTCCAAATTGAAAAATATAATGCTGATACCGTGGAGGAACGAGCAAATCTATTTTTAAAGGAATTGGATGTGAAATATGTATTAGGTGGCCAGTTTTTTTTTTCACGATTCGCAGAACAATCTTTGCAACCTTCCCAGCAATATTCAATGTGGATGAAGATGAAGATATGGTGGAGGATTCAAGTAACAACGTGGAAAATGAGAAAGATAATATGGAAATTACTTTTGAACAAGCCTTCGGATGGTTCGCAGTTATTAATAGATTATGCTCAGACGACATTACAAAACACGATATGGTCCTCTCAAAAGGGGTCCTTGAATGTCTCAACCAACTCCTCTACATTTTGGAAAAAGATAAAGAAATGGCTAAAAGATTTAAAAAGGCCCAAGGTAACCAGTAAATGAAATAAGAATTTTTATATTTAAAGTTATGACCAACTACAAACAATTATTGACATTTTTTAGTCAGATTGCATATAATCACAAACAAGTCCGTTCATTTGGATTTGGTGATTTGACGCAAGTAACAATGGACATACAAGGAAAAACAGAACCTCAATACTTGAGAGTTTATGTAATTCCTGCAGGAGTTCAATTGAATCAGAATCATATGACATATAAGTTCTCAGTGATTGTGATGGATAAAATCTCTTCAGATTATTCAAACCAAGCGGATGTTCTATCCGATACTTTGGAAGTAGCAAGAGACATTTTTACAATGCTTTATCAATCTTATTATGAAAATGAAGGAAATTTCTCATATATAGAGAATCCAGGGTGGAATAGTGATGTAACTCCATTCTTGGAAAGATTTGAAACAGTTGTCGGTGGATGGACATTAAATCTAACATTGGATATTCCATTTGATTACAACATATGTGAAATTCCATTTACATCATTTACAAACAATACAAATAATAATTGGATTAATGCTCTTCCAAACTGGAATGTTGATGGAATAGCTTGGTCAAAAGAATAAAAACAAAAAAGATTATAATATATGTCTAATTTAGCAAATCAACCGATAAGTGGATCTTATCAATCCGTATTAAACATTGGATCAGCTGGTTCAAGTTTAAATGGAACAATTCAAAATATCACCGATGGATATGGAACAGCTAGTCCATTATCAATGTCAACAAGCAGCGTCCAAATCAGTGGTTCATTAGTTCCTGCAAATAACTTAGCATTTACATTGGGAGCGCCTGGAGCAAACTGGCAGC